ACATGCTACACATATCATACACTCTGCTCGGCAGTAATAAGAAAAGAAAAAGAAAAATAGTGCTGATTTTATTTTAATTTATTCAACAAAATTTAAAATATAGCATTCATTTCACTTAGCTTGGTTAAATAATTATTCATAGTAAAAATAGCAATTTGATTCAAATTATCAAAATCATTTTGAGTCAGTTTTTTATTAAGAGAAAATTTCCGTGTAGCATTCGCTGACCAAGCCATGTTGATCGCATTGTCAAAGTTAATTGATATAAAATTGTCTGTAAATACAGGAAAACTTTTGAATCTCCATTTCAATTTTCCTGTTACATACAAGTAATTAACTCTTTTCGTCCAATGCTTACGGATTAAGTCAAAAGTTGTTTTGCAAGATATATCAGACATATCATATAGTTTATCCATTGCCTTTTCAAAACTATAATCCCTAACTATCGCACCTATCAACTCATCACTAAATACATTATCATACTTTTCCCTATCCAATGAAAAATATACAAATTTTAGTTTTATTAATGGTGTAACACTCCAGTGTCTTCTATTCATATTTCCTTCGACATATTTATCTACCGTTTCTCGTTTTAGATACTGGCTATGCATTTTTGGTGTTACCATCAGTGCCAATTTTTCACTAATCGTATCTCTATCTACCTTGATCACCGCTTCAGTATTATCGAATTTTACTTCATAACAGCCAAAGTTGTTCCTGGCCATGTAATACCTAGGATATTCTTCATTGAATTCTTTCATCCAACCAGAATAGAAACCTAAACCATATATACCACCAAAAGCCTTTTCTAATTGTAAATATTTCGGAGTTATGATATCTTCAATCAAACCCCAGACTTTTGACATATGTATATATCTATTCCCTAATAACCATATATTTGTGAATGTCTCATTCCATAGCTCTGATTTTGTATTTTCATTGTAGCCTGGTTTATAGAATAATATGCTGCATATTTTCCTAGCAGCATATCCTCTATTTCCTTCCCTTGTTATAATATTTCTCAAAAATTCACCAAACATATTAGTTATTAGATTTTTTAATGCATTCACAGGTAGATCAAGTGCTGCATACAAATATACTTGAACAACGCATGACAACAAACTATTATTAAATATCTGTATATCATCGCCAAATGTCCAGATGTTCGTATTCTTAACTACACCAAAATATTCATTTGCATATCTCTCCACTAGACGTGCTCTTGTTATGCTTATAATGCATCCCATCATACTTGTCCATCTTATACCACTTGGCAAACCATGCAATAATGTTGTTATCTTGCCTGATTGTGATTTTACTTTGCCGTAATAATCTTTTTCAATTAAATCCATTATTGCTAGATCTGTTGTTGATCTGTTGTTATTTTTCAACACATTTTTCACTGATTTGAAAAATGCCCTCGTTTCACTTGTATAAACATTATGATCAAATTTGTCTGCATCAAGTGGTACTGACCACGTGCTAGCCCTTAATTTAGTCATCCCATCATAATACATATCATATGTTTTCTTATTTGACATGAATAACGGTGCATCGTCTATTCTTATTTCTTTTTCAATTAAATAAGATATATAATCTTGCCTTAAATTATTCGTTGGTGGAGCAGCACAAATCACTCTTCCTTTTCCACCAACTTCAATTTTTGTTTCTATTGTGTAAAACTCTTTTGTACTATTTGACAACAATCGTTCGTACATTTCAAACGGCGTATTACTTAATGCAATAGCTGGCTTCTTATTGTTACTTTCAACGATTTGTTTTTCTTTACGATCAAATAATTCAACTGTTTCTTTCTTCGAACTACCTGATGAAACCCAATTTTCCGGTTTTTCAACCCAGTTTTTAATATTTTTCGTTTCATCTATCTTTATATCTTGTAATATTGATATGATCTCGTTCTCGAAATCTTGTTCATATCTAATATCTTTGTAGTTACTCTTATTGATCTTTATATTCGTAAACCATGAATGTATTTTTTCGTCTTTTTGTTCTATAGATAATTTAATACCTATATTAAAGCCAAATAACATATGTAAATCACAAAACAATGGCCAATCTTCACGCCATCTGTAATTAATTTTCTTTATTCTAGTTGATAGAGCTTTCAGTCTGTTATAGCCTATATTATAATTGCATTCCCTTATTTCTAAGTAATTATATATCGCCCTTAACACCTCAACTTGTTCTTTATTTAATAAAGACTCATACATACCAAAGGTTAAACACAATAGTTCATGAGTATACCAATTATTTCGGTATATCATATATTTTTCATTTTTAAGCAGTTCAAGATGTGCTTTATAAGCAAACTCGACTGTATCTTTATAACTATTTGACTCCTCTTTTTCATACTCCTCAATACTTAAATTAAGCGCAGAAATCATATCTAAATCTGGAGAAACCAGATCATAAAAAGTTTGTAATATATTTTTAGCGTCGCTCAAACTAACTACATTTTTAAGCGTTACTGATTCAAAATTAAGCTTACTATAATCAAAATCTTTAGTTTTAAAATAAATATTGTTTATGTCTTTTTTAATAAAAGTTTTGTTTAATTTAATTAGTTTATTGTTCAATTCTAGTTCCACCATTCCTTGTGTAACCAGTAATTTCAGTTTCGTTCTCTTGTCCACATTAAATCGATTTAAGTAACTCTTCATAACTCCGAAATTGTCTAACGGATCCTACTGTCATGAAGTAGTTATCTTCATCGTATACTGTGCTTAATCCTGTTGTTCCGTAAAGCACCTTATATCTATTCGTACCACCATTCTTGTATGCATCAGAATTACTCACCAATGTTGCAAATGCATAATTGGCGCGACCAAACCAATTACCCACTCTTTTAAATAATGAACCCGCAGGCCAAAGATGCCATCTGTCACCATCTAACAGCATCGGCACGCCAAATGCTTCTCTCATTCTTATTCTACAATTCATCTGGCCTGGCCAGTGTAACATTGGTATCCAGTTCTTGTACATTTTGTTCGCCTTATCTGTAAATAGGTAAGTATCAAACGGGGATACAACAGCATCTATTATCGGTGTTAACATTTGCACCTTCGACGCCATAAACCAATTCTTCTGAGATTCTGTTGACCAATCAATATCCATATTTACAAAACGATCTTGTGTAACATTATTACGTTCAAACCTTATTGACCGTTTATCATTTTTCAGATTCGACATGTCAATAACTGGAGTTGTGAAATCAAATGGATTATCCCAATAATTATTTATAAATAACAATGAAACACGCTGATGTGGGCATACGACACAAAATTCTTCACCTTTAACCGAATAAGCATTTGGCAATCCCAATCTAGTTGATTTAAAGCTTGAAAGTCCAGCCTTAAATCTACCATTGTAATTTATATCTGTGGCAATGAATGTACCTTGGGATCCTGAATTCAGTATCATATCTGAAATCTTGCTTGCATGTCCAACATACCAATCTAGTGCATTACGTTTTCCACTAATACCTCCAGGCACCAAATAATCAGCATTTGATTCATTCAAATCAAATAATTCTGCTTCAGCTTTGCCAATATCAATCGATGCCAATGCCAAATCATATGCGCTAGCCATTTTTAGTGACATGTCGCGTATAACTTCACCAAATTGAAATATATAGGAATAATCTTTCAAATTTGCCTCTTCCCTTACCATATAATACCCTTTCTCCAAAAGGAAATCAGTCAATGGATTTTCACGACACATAGCATGGCTTGCAGCCATGTCTGAATTTATGACTAATCCTCCTAAATCAGCTGTTGTTTGGTACCAATTTTGCCAATCATCAGTCAATGCTAATTCATAAACGTTGTCCGCTGTTAAACGCATCATTGGGTAGAATCCACACGCAGTTTCTCTCTTCATGTTAGCCCACGAATGAGTCTTAGCATTAGTTGTAGTTATAGCTGAAGATGTAAACTCGGCTGTACCTGCAACTCTAACCCATGCCGGAAATTTTGCATTATTTGTCACTGAATCAGTTGCACCCACTTTCACGTTCACAAAACACATACCGCTGACTTTAGGTCCAGCTCCAGCCGCATCTTCCATTCTTATACATGCCATTGGTGTATATACGTATGAAATTTCAGCTAACATCCTATGTGCTATTGACCAATCCGAATAATTTCCGTACACTTTTCTCCAATGTCGCATTTCATATAACCAATTATTTATCCATCCGTCATGAACATGTAGTAATCTGAATGCATTTCTTATCGTTAATTTCGTTGCCCCTATCGCTTGATCACCGTATACGTTATTTGTTGTTTGATCAATTATCAGGTCCTTCGTTATACAAACGCTCGCTCTTGTATTATCATCATTATCTAACAATACAAAAAGTACTCTTTCTTTTGGTCCAACAACTTCAACCAAACCAGCTCTTGGCACAAAGACTTCTGGATTAGTTGCAACTGGTGTCCATGTTTGTGTGCCACCTCCAAAGTGTGATACAACAGCTGGAAACTTTACGGTAACAAATGGGTATTCCAATTTCGTTACTGTGCGCATTAGTACTTTTCTCCAATCTAGACGTTCTACATTATCCAGAAATACTACTGCCACATCATGTCCCCAGTGGTGCCATGCCCAGTCATCATTCCATACTTTATTATTGCCTGGTCCTGAGCTTTTCATTGTTTGCATTGTCATGTGTCTAATCACATCACGCCAAGTAGTCACAGCAAACTTAAAATCAGCGTCAGCTGCTACTCTGTTGTTTGCCAATGGAAACACTGGTATACGATCATCATGTACTGCTCCACCTGTAGGAATATGAGCTGCAAATTGCACTTCTAATGGTGACTCATCACACCATACAGTCGTTAATTGTTGTGTATATGCTAGCAATTTGAATAGTGGTAATGCATTTGATCTTCCTTCTGAATTTATTAACCAAGGGTATGAATTGGTTAAAAATTGTGCTACCCACATAGCATCCCACGTATCATTTGCGACTTTAAGTGCACTTGAACTTGTCACAACTGTTGCACCATTAAAATTTGTTGTCATATCAGTTGTTTCCTGACTAGGTACCAATTCAGGACCACTTCCCATCGTATGTAATTTAATTTTAAAAGTCTCAAGCATTTGTCTACATCTAATTGCCTGGCCACCATCACCACCTGCGCGATATAGACCACCTGAACAATTAAAGTATCCTGATGAGCGTGGTTCGAGCAGCAAATCATGTGTAACATTATCGTATATAAATCTTGACGGTGTATCCTCAATATTACGTTCTTTCATCCAATCTTGCCAATTTGAACTATCTATTGGATATGGCCGCATAGTTACAAGTTGCTGCTCATGAGTGGCGCATAGTGCCAACAACTTGCCCAACATCGAAGTCGCCATTTCAGACGCTGCAGATTGCGCTGCATTTGTAACTGCCAATATATCTTCTGTGTCAAGTTGTTCAGCATCTAAACCTTGTGCTGCGACACCGATTGCATCTGCTGCATTTTCTATCAACATTTCTTCTGTACCGGGTCCATCACCAAGGTGCTTCGTACCATCTGCTGCTATTGTATATTCTTCACGGGTTGGGGTCTTTGTCGGGAGGGGGGTTGCTAAAAGTAAATCGTTACGTAATTTTAAAACATTAGGATCCGTAGCTGGTTCCGAATTTGTCATTGGTCCTGATGCACCACTTGCTTCTTTCATGTTATTTTCAACCAGAATTTCACGTTTTCTGAAAATCTGATCTGCATTCGGTACTTGCGAACTATCCGTTTCGTTCAACGGTGCAGCACCGAAATCTAACTTTCCAGCATTCTGCATTATTTCAGCCTCTTTTGTCGTTTTAGTTTGTTCGTCTAACTTAGCAATTTCTTCTTTCACGTTTTTATATCTCTGATAATCATTTACATCTATAACTAGATCTTTTCTTAATGCCTTCTCTACTTGTTGATCCATCCATAGACGTTCATCGGGTTCAAGACTACTATATAATCTTTTGAATCTTGGTGTTTCAAAGTAGTTAGCTAATTTATTAGCACTAAAACCTTCTACTAATGAGTATAGATTATCATAGAATTGATCGCCAACTTCTCCTTTTGTTGCTCCTTCGTTCACAGCACCAACAACTCTACCGTATAACGATTGGCCCATACTTTCCAGAAACCTTTCGCGATCTCCTCCTGAAACGATCCAATTTGTAGCAACATCATACGCCATGTTCGTTACAACATTACGCATTAAAGAATCTTTCATTTTATCTGCTGCTGAGTTTAGGTAATTTATCACTGCGTCATAAACTATATTTCCTGCTGAATTTCTTGTACTATTAACTACATTAGCTAGTCGCGACCAGAATGAACGATCTAATATCTCATTCTCGGCGATATCAGTTGTCCGAATCTTCAAGTCCTTGATAAGTGCCACCAACTTTGGTGTTGCATTATCAAAACCAAAAGCATTGAGCACTATCTTAGTTAAAGCCCCGAACAGTGATTCAGGCGCGAATCCAGATAGAACGTCCACTACTGATTTTGAAGTTGGTGAAAAACCAACCTTCTGCGCGATTTCGCCAAGGTATTTTTTATTTCCATTTAACCATTCAGCCAACTTAAACCCACGTTTGACTATGTTTGATTCTTCTTTAAATATGGCGTCGTTTGACTCGTTTATTTCTTTGTTTAGTGTTGCTAATTTTAACGTATTTTCCAACACTTTTGCTAAGGCTAGTGACACTTGAAGACGAACTTCCGGCGTCAGAGCTGTCGTCTTTATGCTTTTCAATCTTTCCATTGAAGATTGTACTTGGCTGATTAGCTTCGATTGTGATGCTAGAATGCGATCCTTTTCCGCGTTCGAGTACAACAACGGGTTCCTCGGCTTGTTTAAGGAAGTTTTCAAATTGTAGGTTTTGCCACGTCTTGAACTTTTCATCATTTTGGTATTCTGCGGCAAATCGTTCATAATGCTGCTCTTCCTTTTCAGCGATTGTTCGCTTGGCCCAGTCCCGTACCCCTGAATAAACGGCAGTTGCGTAGATGTTGTCGCGTTCGAACTTTTTGTTGAAGTCGAAGAATTCATTGTTCGTTGCCCAGTCACACTTCCATCTCTTATCGTAGGCATTTGTGACGCGGAATTCAATGCACTCAAACGAGGACCGAACTTCGTTCCTCTTACTCTCGCCAAAGATATAGAGGATTCTGATGAGGGTCGAAAAGAAATCCAATCTTGATTTAGTAAATCTTTCTTTTTTGGCGCAACCCAACGCTCTCTCAAAATCTTTGAGCGCGTCTCTTCTGTCGTAGGAATTGGCCTGTTTGAGGATCTTTGAGATGTAGTAAACAGTGGCATTTGACTCGTCGTCACCACTGGCTTGCCCTCTTTTTTCATCTTCGAGTTCAGGTTCTTTCTGTCCAGCATCTTTTTGCCTATCTCCGCTGTTACAAAGTGGTTCATCCGTTGGGAACTTGTCATTCCTTTTTGAAACATACTTGTTTTTTGGCCACTGGGAATTGCGTGCATTCCCATCATATGCATCGTATCCTGTTTCTTCTCTATAACTGGCACAGTCTCTGCATGGGCAACCGACTTGTCCATTGTGTGCTGAATCATCCGGGAGGATGGTACCTTCGTTGTTTCTAACCCATCCTCCTTGATCGACTTGTTCATCAAACCATTGTACGGCCGCGATGAGCCCTTCTGAAGTATAGATGCGTATGTATTCATTTAATATATTGTAGTTTAATTCTGACATAAAATACTCAATATTAATTAAATTTAATTATTTTATCCTTCACTTAAGTTAAAATGAGCTTCTCAGCTAAAGTTTATAAATCTAAAAGTACAAAAAACGTTATTTTGGTTACTATCAGTAGTCACATGTTAAAAACATCCGCTCCTTGTTTAAGGACACACATACAATCACACACGTTGCTCCTATATTTAATACTATTAACCTTCGTGGCAAAATAGTACAGAAGATAGTGCATTTAAGTATAAAATACTATTGTTATTGGTATCCGCAAGGCTGACAATGTGATTGACAAGACCCGTTGTAACCAAGGCAGTACGACTTTCGCTGACTTCTTTTGTATTCTTCGAAAAATTTTCATCACTCATTCGTTGAGCTCCGACTATCGAAGAACACGGCGAAATCCCAAGAAAGTGATAAGGATGCCA